CCCAATAGGCTTGGGCGTTAGTTACAGCGCTGTCTAGTGCATCAGCAAACTCGGGGTAGTTCTTTTTCCAAGTGTCTGCCACACCCTTATTGATACCAATATCTGCAAACATCATTTTTTGGGAAGCACCTTCTCTACCCATAGCAATGATGCGGTCGCACATTTCTGGTTTAAATACGTATTTTGTTGGTTTCTTAGTTGCCATTATTCTGCGGGGGGAGTTGGTTCTGGGGGTATATCGTTTGCTGGTGCTTGTAGGTTTTCTAATGGTGGGGCTAGTTCAGCCATGATATTTCCTTGAGGAGGACCCCATTATGGGGCCCAGTTGTTTAGAATATTACTGTTGTACCAGTGATACGTTTGCCGAGTTTAGCAAATTCATGCTGGCTGGTTTCGCTAATAAATTTGTTTATTTCAATAGCTTTTTCCACAATTTCTTCAACTGTTGGAAATTTCGGGGAAACTTCTTCTACTTTTTTAGAGCTTTTATTAAGCAATTCCCACGCAGCCAAGTTGGCTTCATGCTGCTTAACTAAAATGTCTTTAGCTGTGTTGAAAATGGAAAAGCGTAATTCAAATGGATTCATTTTGTTTCTTTCTATGTGTGTAATGTGAATGCCGTCTTTCCGGCTGTCAGGCTTCTTTACGCCAAACAGAGGCGTCTCACGACGAGCTCCTATATCTACTAATGCAAAAAACAGGGAAAAACCGCCCCTAATCTGGAGTAATAATGGTTCTTTTTTTAGCTACTGGGGGCTCTTTACTGCCGAACAATTCGCGGACAATATCCATGGTCATCTTTTGAGCTTTTAACTGTGCTTTAAGTTCCTCCTCCTCAGTTATCTTTTCTGTTTGCTTTTCAACTGCTTTAGCAATAGCTGTAGCAATATCGTTGCTCATTCCTTTACTGCGCAGGAGTTTCTTTAGATTCATCTTTAGCTTTCTGTGCTTCTTGTAAAACTTTAAACTGTGGCTCGCCTTGTGCTCTAAATATACCTATTAGCGGAGCTGATACTGCGTATGGTGCGTTTCCAAAAATCTGTAATGCGTGGTTTGTTTGCTCCACTGTTAATTTAAAAATTAAAATTTCGTTATCTAACGGGTCTTTTTGTGCTTCTTGTGTCATTTCTTCTTGCCTTTCTTAGGTTGTTTAGTTCCAAATAAAAACTCTCTTGCTGCTAACTTCTCTGGATCAGTGCAGTACTGATCTAATTCCATCTTTTGACAGTACTTGTCCATCAACGATTCGCAACGCATGTCGTGAAGGGTCTTAATACCAAGTAATGCGTTTAACACTTCATCTTCACTCATTGGGACCGGGTGGTCGCCGTAATGTTTAAATAATAGGTCGATATCTTCACTGGTTTGCCATGCCAGCATGATGGCGGATTCTAAATCTACTTTAGGATTCATTTTCTTTTCTTAGCCTTTTTAATATCGGCGTTAAAATCAACGCTATACCAAGCACCGACAATCTTCATTGCTGGAAGTAATTCTTTCCAAGACGCAACATCATCTTCGTGCCATGCTGTTGGGTTCTTCATCATGTCTGCAATACCGACATAACTATTTGCCAAACACATTCTTGTAATATCATCGACAATATCGTCGTCAATTTCTATCATCATTTGCCGCACTCCTCTTCAACTTGTTTAACATATTTACCCCAGTCTACCATTTCGTGAAACACGGGTTTGGTTCTTTTTGTAATTTCACGTTCGATATACCAACGTGCTTTTCGTAAGTCTTCCATGGCGTCGTCTTTTAAATCTGCGCGCCAAATATATTTAATAGCATTGCCGAGGTTAAATCCCATGTGTTCTGTAATTTGAATACAATCAATTCCAGAGGGGTGGCTTGTGTAATGCTTGGGTTGATTAACTGGGTCGTGCATGCTTTCTCCTTAACTCTTCTTCTACAGCCATGACTTCTGTCTCGTTATCACAAACCCATAATGTTTTAATTGGCTCAAACATAGAAATATCAATGTCCTCTACACCACGTATGGTATCAAACAAGGATTGGCCTTTAACTTCATGTTCTACAATAAAAATACTCATAGTTTAAGTTCCTGTTTAATAAATTCAATCCCAGCGTTAAAGTGATAACGCCAAGTTTTTTCGGTCATTCTCATATCATTATAACTGAAACCTTGTAAGAAAGCATCTAAAACTTTACGTTGTTTTTCTGGCATTTTTGCTATTAGTCGTTTTATATCCGAGATGTCTTCAGCATCCCATGGTAGCCAACCTGATCCTTCTACAATACTAGAAGCTATGCCTTCTGTTTCGTCTTGTTCAATTGGATCTGGATCTTCATCCGATAAACGTGGTGCTACTGCTTGAATTTTTGTTGTCATAATTGAAGTGATTCTAGGATTGCCTCTTGTAAAGTTATTTTGCCTTCTAATACTGCTACTACTCTTTCATCCACGCTATTAGATATAGTTAAATGATGTATGATAACCGGTTTTTCTTGCCCTTGGCGGTAGATCCGAGCATTCGCCTGGATATAGTTTTCTGAGCTCCATGGGAGATCGAACCAGACTGTCTGTGCTGTGTCTCCAACGTTGCACTGTAGATTAAGCCCAATCCCGCCGCTCTGCGGGTGGGCAAGCAGCATACGAATCTCGCCACGGCGCCACGCCGCAATGTTGTCATCGTCCAAGACCACCGCCTCTGGGAATTGAAGACGTATCCGCTGGAGGGAGTGCTTGAAATGGTAGAAGACAAGTGTGGGGCTGGAAGATTCTTCCATGAGCGACTCAAGACGTTCCAGTTTAGAGCGGTGTACTTCTTGTGCTTCTCCGTCTTCGTTATAGACCGCTCCCGATGTGAATTGCAGGAGCTTGTTCGCCAGTGCCGCTGCTGTTGGAGCTGTGATTTTTTCTTTTTTGATATCAACGACCATGTCTTTTCTAAGTGTGTCATATTTATTTCTTACTTGTGGGTCGAGCTCAATTTTGTGATGAAGGCTTGTAAGCGGAGGGAGTTGCAAATAATCCTCAGCTTTAAGCGAATAACAAATATCCGAAATCTTATCTTGAATAACTTTAGCGGCACCACTTTTTGGTTTCCATGAATACACCACGCGGGTGTGTCTGTTAAATTGATCTGGTTGTAAATACTTATCCCTGAACTTCGTCAGGCTTGTTTCCAGCCGTTGTCCTAAATCCAATATGCCCACCTGCGCCCATAGATCCGCTACCCCCTGTGGGGTTGGCGTACCAGTAAGGATAATACGACGATTGAAGCCTTTTAGTTGCTTCTTCAATGCTTTGAATCGCTTGGTTGAGCTGTCTTTGAAACGACTGCTCTCGTCTATCACTAGGTTCTGAAATTGGTTTGGATGATTCTCGAATAACCATGCTACATTTTCCAAGTTAATAAGATAAATATCAGCATTTGCGTTAAGGCCAGATATTCGGGTTTGGGGGTTTCCCATTATCTTTGATACTTTTAGGTGCTTTAGGTGTTCCCACTTCTTTACTTCGGCGTCCCAAACTGTCTCTGCCACTCTCTTGGGCGCTATGACCAACGTCTTGCCCTTGAATTGCTCCGCTATGATAGTCAGCGTGGTTGTAGTCTTGCCCAGGCCTGGAGGGAGAAATAGGCCTAGGTTTGATATTGACTTGGCTTTGTGTAATAGATCCTGTTGATACTGGTGCAGTTGAGTTCTTTTTAGCATTTTCTATTCCGGTCACCATTGCTTTTAAAATTGGTAGCATTGTATCTGTTCCATATTCGGACAACGCACAATTTACTGCCCACAGTATAACACGGGTATTATCTTCGGTGTATGGTTTGTCTTTATCTATGCGGTCTAAAGATGGAGCATCGTGTCTTCGTGTCACTTCATTTGGTGGTGGTGCTAAATTAAAATGTAATCCAGTTAACTCGCATGTTCCCCGTTCTAAATGTTTTTCCACCCATGGTTGAGAAACTTCCATAGATATGTTCTTTTTTAAAGACCTAGATCTTGCATTATTTACTAAAACAACGGCCCTTCCACTAACAGTTTGTTTAGCGGCAATTCTATATCCTTTAGCAAGTTCACGTTCTTTTGGTGTACTTTTATAAGGAAGTCCGGTTTTAGGGTTTAATTGCTGCATTTATAAAGTCCTCAACGTCTTCTTTGCTTCGTAAAATGTGAACCGGAAATCCCTGCTCACCCAGCTCGTCGAATACGAGCACTTGTCTTGGACTCA